TTGATCCCTATTTGTCCTCCCCCCGAAGCATTAAGCCCTATGCTAGTTCCAATCAGTAATATAGAAGAACCGGATGTATATGTCTGCGTACTTGAAGAATTGAAATCTATGGTTGTTAACTTAGAGCCCGATGTCCCCCAAGTCAGTGATTTGCTATTACCAAGTATAGTAATATTCGCAGATTGTATGCCCCCAATATCCCATCCAGTGCCGTTGAAAGTTGTTGCATTTCCATTCGATCCTAGTGAACCAACTGGAATGTAATATGATGACAAGTCAGGCACATCCGTTGCGCTGATCTGCTGATAGGATGAACTACCCCCAATCGTGGCCCGTGAGTAGAAATATCTCTGTCCATGAGCCAACGACGAGGTTAGGAGAAGAAGAAAAAGTAAACGCTTCATTAGTGTTTTGTCGAAGTTGTTTGTGCATACACGCCAACTGATGCGAAGGCGGCAATTGCGAAGTTGATATATTGATACCAAGCCTCCGGAATGAAGGCAGGATGAATACCGCTCAAAATAGTGAGTAGCGTGGCTATGCCAATCATAAGATTGCGCGCCTTAGCGTGAAACTCAGGAGTGGGTGATAAAAGTCTTTCAATCAATGTTTTCATAGTGGTAGTTGTTTTATGTTGATGCTCCGTAATCTGCCGACCAACTAATCCAATGGTCGCCGGTCCAGTAAATTATTTTGTTGTTATAGTATTGAACTCCGTCGATTGTTTGTTGATAGTCTGGATCAACAAATACAAGACGATAAATTCCATTCGTAGTCGGCGAAGCTGGCAATCCTGAGCTTTCGAAATCAGTATAGTCGATGATCGTGAATGAACCTCCGCCTCCCCCGCCACCCAAAGTAATTTGAAGTGTGATTGTTATTGGCCCATTGTTTACCGTTACATCCGCTTCACTTGTGCTCTCTCCGTCCCATGTCTCGCCATTTAAAGTGAAATTGATATTGAGCCATGTTGTTACCTTGCCAGTGGATGAGTTGGTGGATTTTAAGAAATTCAGATAAACACTGGGTTCTATATCTAATTGGTCATTCGTGAAATCTATCTCCAACGATGTTCCTGTATTGGTCAATCCATCTCCTTCAGTCAAAGTGAAAATTACACCGCCACCGAACCTGCGCATTAAAAATTGAAATTCTTCCCCTGAAATATCGTATGGATTGCTGTTCTCGTCAATGAAATTGACGGTTACACTTTGATCGTCTCCCTTGCGAGCGTACCAAATTATATTTCTACTCCTGTCCGTTACTATCGTAGCGCTCATTTCTGTATCGATATTTGACTCATTTCACAAGAGATATCATTACTTCCTCCCGTTGCTCCGGCCGCTGTGCCTGTTATTTTAACAATGTTTGTCGTCGTCCAGTCCATCCCCGACAAGCTCGTGAAGTATGATGATACTGAATTTGGGAGTGTAGTTGAAAAGTTATTAGCCGCTAAAGAAGCTATTACTTTTGCTGTGCTGCTTCCCGTGGTTATTAATGTTAAATTGATCTCCCATGATCCGGTGCCACCCAAAGTCAAAACGCCAGAATCATAAATTAACTGACCTCCTATATAAGCCCTTAGTCTGCAAGTAGCTGTGGCATCAGTAAAACTACCCGCATATTTTGTTTGGAGTGTTCTGGAACTTCCATCTAAAGTATTCGCAGGTATTGTATAGGTATGTAAATCTGTTTCGCTAGTTCCGGAATTTAATACCTGGCTCGTATTTTTTGTTAAGCTATACGACTCATTCAGATTGGAGACAATCATGAAATAATCATCTAGCGCATTATAGTAACAGAGATACACCGTACCATTAACTATATCGCCAACTTCCAATTCCGCTGGTGAACCTTTGCTTATTTTTTTTAAGCTTTTGGCTCCCTGCGTATCAATATTAATTGTTACAGGACCGGAGTTATAATCGGTGAAAAGGAATAACCATAGCCTCTGTTGAATCGCATAACTCGCAGTCAATGGATGCGACATACCACCTTCAAAGGCCAAATGATCGGATGTTACCAGTCCCGTTCCTCCCAAGTCCTCGAAAAGCGCAATGCTATCAAGCATGTCGGTCACGTATTCCCTCACATATGAAATTGGAATCGATTGTGCGTCTTTGAAAAGACCCGAGCCAGAATCATTGTATTTTACAGAGATACCTAATTTTGGTAATTCGCTCATGATGCAAAAAAGTCTGTTGTGCTAAAATCTGCTGGACTGAAATCTTTTGTTGAAGGCGGTGGTTCCACATCTGGATCGGGTGATGGATCAGTATCTGGTACCGGTGTGCCTAACAATGCTTCGATGATCTCAATACTACAAACAGCGCCTTTAGTTTTAATGTTGGGCGCTACCTGCACGTATAATCTACCCGTCACTGTTTCATAAATACAGAAGCCCATATATGGAATAATCCCACGAAAATCTACATCTCCTGAAAGTTTCCAACGCTGAATCTGGTATTGTGCTCGATATAATTGTTGAATCAACTGAATAAGAGATATTGGTTGCGTTGGAAATCCGGGGCCCGGTGGGGCATATTTATTTATTTTCCAGTCACTCGTTGGAGTTCCATCTGCTAATGAAAACCATCCTCGTGAAATAGATTTATAGTTTTCATCATCAGGTAAATCACCATGTCTTAATGTTAAATCTATGGAAGAGTCAATTTCTGTATTTAATACATCTGTCGATTCTTCTGAAACAATCGGTTCTTCATCATTTGGCAGATATTGGACACTTACATTATCGATCATGAAATATGACAACCAGCTTTCATGTGTAGATACTTGCGGTATTACGATTTTGTCAAGTTGCCAAACTCCATTGTATCCAGTTGGGGTTGTTGGAATAATTATTTTATCGCCATCATCAGAATCTCCACTTATTACATATTTATAATGCCTCACGGCTTGCAATAGGGAATCGTATACCCTGACTCTATTATTATTTCTCAGATTACCTACATCGGTGACGACAGCCCTTAAATCTGAAATGCTTGCATAATCATATAGCCTATTACTAGCTATTCGAAACTTCAATTGAAAGTCCCCATCTATATCTAAAGCATTGTCGTATATCGTTTCAAGAACAACTGTTTTCCACGCATAATGATCATCGATATATATTCTGATGTATTCCCCATCCAGCAAATAAATGTCGGCTGCGCCAAAATCGTATGCACCATCATCTCGTATTGTAGTTGTGATTAAAGTCGGACCAACGGTCCAATTAACCTGAGCGGATAAATCAATCTCTACGTATGTGTCCTTACTTGATGGGTATGTATATATATCGAATGAAATTCTAAGTTTTGTTGGCTGTGTGTTGGGCAGATGCAATGCAATAGGTAGCGAAGCCAATATAATTTGTTGCTTATTATCTGGGCTCCCGGGAATGTCCCCCTTGGTAAGATAGAAATTGTTGTATAAAACACGATCATGGTCCTTAGAAGCATCGATCATGATTCTAGCGCTCAATGGGGGAAAGTCTATATTGGTAAATCGAGTATACTCTATCTGCCAATTTTTAAGTTGACCGTTGTCTAGATCCTCATCTTCAAAATCACCGCTTACTAAAATATTATTTTTGATTTTTAGACCATAGTTATAAGTGATGTTGATGATACCGAATTGTTCAGTAACATTCATCATTGGGCTTTCATTTTGAAATGTCAATTTTGGAGATGCTGCTCTTTCACCTCTTAATTGAATTCTGAAATCTACATTACTTGCAGATAAAATAGTTCCATCTGGATCAATAACTCTTGTTGGTACAAATGCCGCCGTTTTAAGTGTTGGGTTTTCAATCATCCAAACACCATTTGACTGCATTACGCGTGAACAGAGATTGGTAAGTAGACTTTTTAATACTGAAAAACAATCTTCAAAATTACCATCCTTATCCTGATAAGTAAGAGGATCAAAATACAATTGATCTATAAAACTATCCGTCGATCCATGGGCCATTGATGAGGGGTATAAATTCATCGAATCCCATAATTGTAAGTTTAGTCCTGTTTTTCTAAGACAAATAATAATCCCATCCAATACTTTTATTCTAGTGAAGAAATCATTTTTGAATACATCCGAGAATGTCTTTTTAGATAGATCGGCTAGTCCGTCAGTGAAAATGATCGAAATGGGATAATTAAAATTACGTGAATACACCTCTGAGTATCCTTGAGGAAGTAAAAATCCTTGCCACTTCTGAACGTAGTTTGATCCGTCATGAACATACCAAGTGCCCCTATATTTCCTTTCGCTATACGTTGCAAACTCTATGAACTGCTGGTTTGTCTCGCACATGATCGTTACGGTTGCCTGACTTGGAATAATTGCCTCGAAAGGATTCTCTAAGGCTTCGCCACGATGCGCTATTTCAACCGGAGAAGGTCCGCCTTTAATGTCAGTCACAGACCCCGCAAAATCTTTTTCTTCAATGTCGAACCTGAACAACCAAGGACTATTCGGTTTTTCACTTCCGTACTGAAGACGATATTTAGGATTATAAACTTTTTGGACACCAATGACTACCGAAATCTCCCTGACACACGATGAGGATGTACGACAATTCAATGTATAAGTGCCCGGAACTAAGCCAGAAAATGTTCCGGTTGTATTTGTTCTTGCATTATATGGAATATCTCCATTGATAGAAAATCTTGGAAATAATTCCGAAGTAACAACACTGCACGAAAGGGCACCATCAGGTACACCAATTGCAGACGCATCAGTTACTTCTACGTCTGGCAAATAAAATTGCAAATCGCAAACTGATACCGCCATAAGTATATTAACTAATAGTATAGCCTTTAGTCCTAGCATTTAGCCTATTTGTATTATCTATTGCACCAACTAAATCTGTTCCTGCAATTCTGAATGTTACATTCGATCCTGCTCCACTATAGGAAGAAGACATGCCTGAACTTGAAGGACTCGCGGAATAAGAAGAGTTTCTGCCTATCCTGTTAAACAAAGCTTTCACAAGTCCGAATCCAGCCGCCGCCAATGCAATTGCTACAGGTGTAGGTCCACCCTCCATAAAACTCTTTTCAATCATCCGTGCAAGTACAACACGTTCGATTGAAGCAACGACACTCGATGCCATGCGTTCCATCGCCTGAGCGAAAGAGATCGTTCCAGAAATTGCGTTGCCAAATCCTTGACCTATATCATCGCCAACTTGCGCATAGGTTTGCGCCACGCTCATAATCTGTTCTTTCATTTGCTCGGTGACTTCTTTCAGTTTCTTGGCTCCATTCTCTACTCGCTTTATCAATAGCTCATTAGTTTCATCCATTGCCTCATTGGCCGGAGTCATCGGCTTGTTTGCTTGTGATGCCGGGATCAAGTCAGCCGCAGTGGACGGTTGATTCATCTTGGAAACATAATTGCTGGTTAGTGCTTTGTTCAGCTTTTCTTCCTTGCCTAAAAGAACATCTATTTCCTTTTGAAGGCCCACAATCTCATCCTGATATTTTTTTATCTGGCTTTTTGAGCCTGATAATTTTATCTCTTCATTAAGGAGTTTAATTTGATCTTCAAGGTATCCAACACTTCTGATTTCTTCTTTGATTTCATCGCCATTGATCCAGATATAATTTGGTTTTGGCGCTTTGAGAATCGCGGTGGTTGCTCCTGTGGTGTTATCGGTCAGAAATTTTACTTCTTGCCCGGCCTTCTTAGCCATATCGCTAAGTTCCCTCATCATTCGGGTTATTTCTTTTCCCCCATCGTTGAACCTGCCACCCTCTTGATTGAAATTAAGTATGGCTAAATTTAGAGTCCTCAAACTGACCGCACCACCCGCAGCCTCTTCCCATCTTTTGAAATATGCAGTTAAGAAATCCAATATCTTATTACCACCTATATTATTTACTGTGTTGCCGATTGCAACTTTAAGATTCTCCCAACTTGCCGCTAATCGATCGGATTTTACTGCCGCATCGTCGGTCAATGATCCCATCTTTTTAAGGTTCTCAGTAGCAATTCTCCCAACAGCTTCAGCAACTTCGCCAATGGTAGAACTCGCGGCACTGGCACCTCCTAATGCTTCTGTGAGTTGTACGGCTGATATACCAAGGTTATCAAGGATGAGTTTCGATTTTCGACCGATACCCGTTACAATGGAATCAACAAGATAATTAACAGACTGGCCAGTTTGTCTTGCGCGAAGTGTAGCGAATTCAAGTAACTGCGGAAGAGCTTTTAATGAAATATCAAAATTTGAAGCCATCACTGAACGCTTCATTAACTCCAATTCTGAAACGGTTCCTCCTGTAGCGTCCTTCAGATCGTTCATTAATTTGATGGAATCCGGCAGTCGATCAAACGCCGCCTTTACACCTTGCGCCTCACCGGCAAGCCGTGATACGTCTTTAACGAAACTACCGATTTGTATTGCGCTAATACCGATACCGATTGCCTTGATGGAGTTTTGGAAATTGGAAAGTACACCATTGGCTTTGTTAACACCGTTAACAAGTTCTTGGGTATTCATCCCGAGCTTGACTAAAAATGTGTTATCTGCCATTGATCCTTATTCGCTAAAAACTCTTGCTCTTCTTTCGTCAGCAATCGTAAGGTTGCTTTCTGTCTTTTCTTTCGTTTCTCGCCCGGTATCGTGAACAACTTTTCCCAGCTATCCACTTTTGCACCCTGCGACTTGACGACGTAATAAGAGATAACCCTCGCCCTCGCCCACGGGTCTTTAACATGGACCTTGTGCCAGATTGAGTAGGCCCCATCAAATTCCCTTAAACTCCAAAACGGCCATTCAGTGACACTTACCTGCAACAATCCAAACGCGACCGATTCGAGTCTATCCCAATCAATCGCCCTGCGGGAGTTTACCCCGCGTCGTCTTTTTTTTCGTTCGCCTTCGGGAGCCAGTCGTTCAACACCTGAAGTATTTGGCCGCTTATCGACTCGTCGCGCATGTCGTTACCGACCCAATCCGCTACAATCAATTCATTAAACTCAGGCTTTGGCTCTTTGCCATCGCCTTTATACAGCCCCCATTTCAATCCACAATACGCCATAGCGATTCTGAATTCGTAGGAGATGTAACTTGCCCTTAAGAAGTCAGTTCCGATCATGCGCTCTATCTCGCGCAAGGCCGGGGCCGGGAAGGCCACCGGGCGAGACTGGCCTCCTATTTCAATGTTCTTCGCCGTCATTAAGTAGTCGAAGTTTGTGTTACTGTGCCGGTCATCTGGATTTCAAACTCAATCGTCATGCGATCTTCAGTGCCGCCCTTCTGCTGGAATTTCTTGTAATAACCGGTGCCTGTGTAACTTTTCTGACCTGTTACCGAGTGATAGAAGATGATCGACACGGAAGTTCCTGCGGAAATTTTCGAGAAAATATCCGATGCCGGGAGAACAGAGGTAGAATCCAGATCGGCACTCCCTGAAATCGTCACGTTCTTTTTGCCGGGCAAGAATTCAGCCCATGAGTTTGAATCTTTGTTCGTTACTTCGATCATCTCCGCGTCAGCTACCATGGTGATGTCGATGAGATCATCCAGCGCCGTACCGTTCTGAAGAAGCTTTAACTTGGTACCATTATATTGTGCCATTGTCTTATAAGTTTATTGTTAATTTATACTGCTGTTCTATGAACCATCGCGGCTCGTTGCCGATAAATTCAGACCCGCTATTCTGTGTAATGAATTCAATGCTCTGAACGACTACACTTAAATAAGTCCCGCTCTTCCTGTCCAGTGCATTTCGCGCTGCTCTTGCAAGGTCGTTGCATTGTTTCTTGGACTCTGCATAACAGTACACATATACCCAATCAAAATCCAGATCACTCGCCCCGTCCTTGTTATCACTCGGATCGATTCCAAACAGCGACACAATGATTAAAGGCATGGGCGTTGTCTGCTTGGCCTCATCGTAGAAGATACTGGCGGAAGTCCCAGCGCCGACAATAGCCCCTACTGCCGTGTCTGCTGATAATATCGCGTGTGTTGCCAGTTCTCCGTCCATTACATCAAAACATTTGAGTACCTGCGTTTCACTTTGGTGAGGTATTTAACCACGCCTTTGTTAATCGCTGAATTTCTTTGTGACTCAGTATTGTCGAAGGCATCTAATACAGGGTTGTTCACCTGACTTAATACACGTCCTCTCCTGAATCCGTTTTTTGTCTTCCGGTCCGTCTGCCGGAATCCTACTGTTAAATGTTGCGCAATAACCGCAACCTTCTCTGCCCCGCTTTGCAGGTTATATTCTCTGAATCTCGGACCTATCAAAACATACTCCGCATTCTTCGAACTTCTCCTGTCTCTCGATGAGGCTAAATCCTTTCGGTAATAAAGCCCTATCAATCCTTTGTACGCCGTTCTCCTTCGAGCTTCTTTAATGACCACGTTACCTGCTTCGTTCATGATGGATCGAACGTTATTAGCGTTCATCTCTTCGCCGATGCTCCTTACCATCGCCTTCACGATGTCCATCCCTTTGACCTCGCAAGTAAAAACGCTCATTGTCCCGATGCTTGGTTATCCCTTCGTTCTGCCGTAATCATTGTATAGCCTTCCCTGAACCAGTGTTCCGTACTCTTGATGTAGAAATAATTCGTGTCCAGATGTTGTTTGAATCGCATCGTTGCTACTACCGTCTCGTCACAACGGATCATAAACTGCACATCATCGCTATCTACCAACTGCTTCGACTCGAATACTTCAGGGCCAGACTTCCAAACTCTTTTCCCAAACGCATGCTTATGAACTGACCATGTACTATTTGCTGCGTTAATGCTGTCGCGCACAATCGTTTCTTTTTCGATGTGCAATAGCACATCCAACCTTCCGATGTCTATCCCCGCTACCATTCGTCTACGTCTACATGGGTGTATCTTTCGTACGTACTCATAAGCCGCTCGATGTTCATCTCAAACTTCGCTATCGTTACGCCCGGTCCTGTGGTCTCATCCTTCCGCTCTTCGAAGAAGAAAGAAACATATCTTAGGATAACATCTTTGATTGGCTCGGGTACAAACGTTGCATCATCACCGTAACCACAGACGTATTTGATCTTCACAGCTTCGTCTACATACTTTGTCGCTGGCCATGAGTTCACCGGTAAAACTCTGCCTCGTGCAATGTCCTGCGCTCCTGCTGTAGGAGTCATGATTCCAGCCGTGTAATAATCGGTTCCTTGCGTAAGTGTTTGTAGCACTCCGTTGGTGTCGATATACTTGACTTCTGTCACTGACTGAATCGGCGCAAAGGGTAAATCGATAGCAAACCGTGAACGCCTGTACTCTCTGTGCCTGTAATGAACAGGATAAAATCTATCCTGAACCTGCAAGCGCGTTTGGGTAATGATTGAAATTCCGAGTCTTCGTTCCACCCACTGAGTACCGGAAGTAATAAGCCTTCCTATTTCTACGTCGAAAGTGGTATCAGTTTCATGAATGCGCAGTTGTCGCTTCGCATCAGTCACACTAACGCCCTCGTAATGAGCAGGAGCCGCAAAAATGGTGCTTATGCGCATTCTACCCGTTTAGCTTTGAGGGCCTTCATATTTTCAAAGAACTTACTTCTCTCTTTTTGTGAGAGCTTGGATAGAAATGTTTCCACGTCTACCGATTCGCCGATCTCATGATTGAAGCCCCAAATATTTTCATCGCTCTTGATGTCTGCCATCAAAGGCTCGGGCGTTTCCACTGCATGAAATTTGAATCCCTTTCTCATGATCCTTCCGGCTGAATTGTTATCAAGTCCCTGATTGATTGCATCCCACAGGTGAACCGTTACCGGGCTTCCTGTTCTTTCGCACCAACCTAATGGTTCGTAGGCTCTTACCGTCTTCTCATCCAAGAAACCATTATCGCCTTCTACTATAACTGAGTCGTTACCAAATACTTGTGTATTTGCTTTGATGTGAATGTTCCCCGTGAAACATTCCAGTAACTTTTTACTCAAACATCTGCCAAGTCCTTGCGCTGTTTCTCCGTCGAAGTTTAAGGTTCGGCAATTCCCGTCAGTTGCATCGATCATTAGCAGGTCGCGGCTCCCGATAAAATCCTTTCCTTCTTTCATTGCTGGCTCATAACAATCCAGCAAATCATTAAGGATTAAATCGTCACTGCCTAACTCTATGAGGTAATCGAAATCCTTTTTTAAAACTTCCTGTACCCCCGCGTTCTTCTTCATTCCCACCGGCTTGTTCTCGTGCATCAGGTGGTCGATACCATACTTTTTACAAAGCGGGATCATTGACTCTTCGCTGATGACTGCGAAAGCGGAACATTGAAACCTTTTAGGATCGTACTTCATGAGACGGTTAAGTCCCATGAAGCACAACTCTGTAATTTCTGGCCGCTTCCAGCAGGCGAGGAAGAAGACAATACGCATTAAGTGTTTTTCAAATACTTGATTGCAGATGAGTTCAGGATACGACCGTCAGCCCTCATGAAGCCTACCCATGCGGTCTGATCTGTTTCTGCGTAACGTTCGCGCAGCGTGAGCAAGCGGTAAACGTTCACAAGACGAACGGCATATTGTTTCATGTCGCCAAACAGGATGATCTTTGCGCCCGATGTTTGAGACGATGCCATTCCCTGATTGATGAGGTAACGGAATCCGTCGATTGTCGGAGGTGCCGACACGTCGTAACCGGGTTGCCACAGGGGGCGCGCGTTTGTTGTTGCCTGACCTACTGTGAGCTTCTTCAGCGCAAGCAGGATGTTGTCATGGAACATGAAACGGCACGATGGTGAATTCCTGTAAGAAGGGTCAACCGAGTGAATCAGGTCGAGGATTTCAGGGAAAGTTACTGCCGTAGAAGACGCTGTAAATTTACCCTGTGTCGCACCTGTTACAATACCTTGCGGCTTGCTTGAGTTGTCACCAGTGGTAAAGTGTGTGTTCATGATGCGACCGAGACGCGATCCGAACATATCCGATACATAACCGGGGATGTCGATAGCTGAATCCTGAAGGAGTTCGGTCGATGCCTTTATCATTTTGGTAGAGTACTTGTAAGCCAAAAGGGTAATCTGGCCAAAAACAAGGTCTGCTGTTGATGTCGAACTGTCCGCGTTTTCTGCGAGAAGTTCACCGGTGTTGGCTGTGTCGTCGCCTGTTGGCATCGGGAGCGCGTTACCTGCATCTGTTTTGTACAGCGCGAAGGTGTTTTGCAGTTCGGCATTCGGGGCTACTGAAAACTCATCAAAGAAGGCAGAAATCATTTTGAGCGAACGAACCACGCGAGGAATGAATCCTTGGGGGATCGTATAGCCACCGGCTGTGTTGGTGGTGCTTTGTGAGCCTACGCGTTGCTCGGTGTTTCTCCAATAATCCCAACGGTCGCGATGTTGCTGGTTTTTGAAGATGGTCCTTTCCTCTTCAGTAAGGACTTCATTCACTGCGCCGGTGCCATGCACGAGTGCTGTCACGAAAGCACGTTCGAAAATATCAAGTTCGCGCTGCGCGAGGTTGTAAGTTTTCGCCTCAACCTTGCTGAGTTTTTCAACGGAACGCTTTTCGACCTTATTGAGGGTCTGTGAAATGTCCCTGCGGGTGGGCTTGAAAGAAGGATCGTACTTTTCTTCGGTGGTGTCGATGTCAGTGCCGGGAACTTT